CTTTATAGTTTTCATCTACAGCTTTCTCAACCTTTTTAGTGAAAGCATCTAGTGTTGAATAATCATGATACAAACGATCTTGCAATGTCTTATGATCATAACCAGTATTATCAACACGCGCGTCTTTTACTTCGTTGATACCGTCGCCGTTATGACCTAGTACCATATTGCTGAAACGGCCGTTTAGATACGTTAAAAAATCAGAGACGCTACTTGTGACATTTAAATGCTCATACTTTATTTGCTCTCCATTATGTGCAAATACCTCTTTATTTCTATGGTATTCAAGAGAGAAATTAAAATCAGTCAGCATGTCTGAAATAAGCTTGAAATTATACTCATTTTCATCTACATATCTGTAATCGAAAACTCTACTTAAGTCTGTAATTAATTTGTTATCCATGTCTTCCTCCTTTTCTATCCGTAAAACTGGTAATAATTTTTAATAAGTTCGTACATAATAACTTCATGACCCCTCTCGTTCGGATGCAATCCGTCTGGCATACTTGATTTTCTGAACGCTGGATTATATGGCTTAAAATAATCTGTATGATAGGCATCATATACTGGTACATCCAATTCACTACAAGCCAATATCTGAGCATTGACATAATCCTCTAACGTTAACCCTAGTTTGTTTTTATCCGTATCTTTACGACGTATTTTAGTGCCATCCATAGGACATTGTCTTGTAGCCGTCATAACTAATATTTTAGCTTGTGGGTTATTTTCTTTTATAACGTTAATAGCACTACAGAAAGCGCCATAAAAGGTTTTTAAATCTATTTTGCTATCTCCAATCGGTACTCCTTGCCAATAACCGTGAAGCCAGTCGTCATCAGTACCTTGAACTATGATTAAATCACCTCTTATTTGTTCTGCCTGACGATATATACTGTTTTCTGTTTTGTCTGTACCAATTGGCACGGTAGCCATCGTAGCACCACCCCTTGCAAGGTTCGTTGTTTTAGCTTTTAACTTTTTACCTAACATTTCGGTGAAATTTGTTTTCGCATGTGATCCTCTAGCTACAGAATCGCCAATTGTTCCAATTGTTTTTATATCTTTAATATTTGATTTATCTACAAAATCATGAACGATAGTTCCGTCAGATGTGGTTACAGTTTTAGAACTCACTTTCTTTTGCTTATCTTCAATCAAATCTGTTTTACTCATTAAATCAAGTGTGGATTTAGCTATCGATGCAACTTTAGATTTTAAGTTTTCTGCCGCTTTACTAGGGTTGGAAAGGTTAACGTCATTCAATCCAGAAACATAATTAGCTGCAGTATTAACTTTTTTCATATATCGTTGTTCTCTATTAAACTCACCAAGCGTTACATCTTGCTTCACAATTACATTGTTTATATCCCTAATCGTTTTAATTTCTACTATACGCACTAGGTCGTTAAGTCCTAAAACAGTAGATTTTATTTGAACTATATCCCCAGGTTGTGGGTCTGCTTCAGGATAAGCTTCTCTTAACACCAAAAAGTCCAAAGACAAAGATTGTTTTAAAGACTTTTTTAATCTTGATTGTAATTCTTTATCCATAGTTTCTTGGTCAGTAACTTTGCCGTCTTTAAAAGGTTCTGCGTGTATATCACCGTATATTTCAGCTAATGCACTTCTAGCTTCCATTACGAGCCCAGCGTGTTCGAATGTTTCTTCTCCTGAATAATTACCATATCCTCTGATAAAAGTTGCGAAATTACTTGCATCTTCCTCGAGTTTTATAGCGTTGGCGTTGACTTCGTCAGAAATAAAATAAGACGCTTTTTGATTTGCAAAAGGCGTCAATACAAACTTATATCTGTCTTTCTTTTTGTCATATGTGATCTTATATTCTAATCCAAAATGTTCTAAACCTTTTTTAAACATTTCTAACCTTGTGTCACCTTCACCGCCGTTTTCAAACTTTGAAGACTTAACTTTGCCCTCGACTTCAAAAAGCATTCCAGTACCTTGAAATACAATGTTAAAATACCTTTCTACTGTAAAAGAACCTGTTACATTAACATAAATCCTGTCAATCATTAACTTGTCTATGGGAATCTCTCTAGCAGTACATTCAACCAGTTGTCTGTCGCCTTCTGATTTCCTATCAATGACAGTTATTACATATTCTTTCTTGTCATTTTCACCTTCGACATGACTAACAATCCATCTTTTCCCTATAGCGTTAATAACTTCATAAGTGTATTTGTTTTCGAGAATATCAAAAGTTAATACACCGTCAGCATTAACTTTTTTCACTAAAGTTGTTTCTACTGGTACAGGTACGCCATTACCTTTAGGTGGTTTAATAGTTATTGTCATTCTGACACCTACTTATAATAAAATTTCAAATCAAACTGAACTTTTTGTACCGTTTGATTAAACTCAAATTTATTAGCTCCGTATTTAAATTTTGGTTGAGCTATATTCGTTTCGGTACTTATTTCAACACCGTTTTTATAAACTCGGAAGCTATCATAAACAATTTTGTCTCCAGCTTTTAGTTTGATTCCTTCGATTTTCATTATTTCAGCATGCGTTAAGTTCCATACAAATGATTCTGTATCTTCGCCTAAAATAATTGTTATCTTTTTATACATGTTGAATTGGTCATTCGGTGCAGTACCATGATAGTAAACTGTATCTTTACTTACGTTTTCAAACGTATACTGGCGCTTATCTCCGCCTGCATGCCAATCGATATTAAAATCAAACGACCACAATCCAACCTTTTTGTTTTCTTCTAGCTCTAGGCTTGTGCCAATACTTTCGCCGTATGGTAGTTCTGTAGTTTCGAATTTTAGTTCAAAAGAAACTTTATTACCTTTTTGTTTAGGGTTTATAACTCCGTTAAAAATAACTTTATACTGCTTACCATTTACATAAATTTGTTGATCGTGTCTTGAATATTCATAATCCGGGAAGTTGTTTTTATCTAATTTCACGTAATCATCAGAAGTAGGTTGTGTAAACCTGTAATTCAACTCTTCTTTTCTTCTGATTTCTCGTAAATACATTGGTTCTATGTCTGTCGTTAACGAATACAACATATCTCGCATATAAGCAATGTCTGAACGATTTTTTACTTTACAAAAACACGGAACAACTATATCTCTACTGATATAATTGCTCCCCATTAGTATGCGACCGTTCATGTTTTCTTTATCTTGATACTTTGTGTTGATTTGCATGCTATCAATTACTATATCGTTAACGATAAACCCGTATTCACTTAACCTGATTACAGTGCCATCTTTTTTAGTTAATTCTATGTCCATTTGTAACCTCCTTTATAAGTAATACTCAGAATTGCGTTTAGCATTTCTGCCGTTAACAATACTAGTAAGTGCGTCGTTATTAATATCAAGTTCAACTTTTACAGTTTTCATGTTTGGCGATGTTTCAATTGAATGTGTGTGTTGGACTTGTGCGTTGATATTGCCAACAAGATTGCTTAAGTTACCAGTAATACTAGAAATGTCAGGTGCATTTAACGTAGGTTGAAATGCATCAACTACTTTATCAGCAACATTAGAAACGTTACGAATAACTTTACTTGAATGATTATCTATACCTTTAACGAAACCTAGCATTGAATACATACCAACATCCATGAATTCACGTGAAGGCGAGTGAATACCTAGCGCTCTTTTGGCTGCATTTAAAGCACCTTTTGCTACACTAGCTGCTTTTTCAGCTAAGTCTCTAGCCATATTACCAATACCTCTCATCAAACCACGAATCATATCAGCACCTGCCGATACAAAGTCATCCACAAAGCTTTTAACTTTATTCACCGCATTTGTCATACCTTCACTAACTTTATTTACAACGTTAACGAATCCTTGAATAACTCTATTAACAAAGTTAATTAGCGTACTTGTTATAGTAGATACCCATTGCATACCTTTAGTGACAATGAAGTTCCAAGCTTGAGACATTTTGTCTGATATAGTTGATACAACTTGTGTGAATATACTTACTACTTTGTTCCAAATAGTTGTTAAAATACCAGATAAGAAACTCCAAATTGTATTCCAGATATTTGAAATAAAACTCCATGCCGCTTGTAACGCAGTAGATATAGCTGTAGTGATAGCGTTCCAAACTGCCGTTGCTACACTCACTATTGTGTTCCACAACGTTTGTAAGAACGTCCAAATAGCGTTCCAAATAGTCATTGCGATAGTCATGATTGTTGTAAACACAGTAGTTATTACAGTGACTAACAAATTCCAAATCGTAGTAGCGATTGTAATTATCGTGTTCCAGATTGTACTTAAGAATGTCCAAATAGCTGTCCATATCGTCATAACTATTGTCATTATCGTCGTGAAAACAGTTGTAATGATTGTAACTAAAAGGTTCCATACTGTTGTTGCAATAGCGATAATTCCATTCCATAACCCTTGTAAATAAGCGACTATTTGATTCCAAATAATCATTATAAAATTGTATACATTTGATACCGCTGTAGTGATAGCTTTTAAAATAGCATTCCATACAACCGAAGCTACAGTTTTCAACACATTCCAAACTGTAACCATAAATGTTTTTATCGCATTCCAAGCATTTATAATAAAGTTTCTGAATCCTTCATTTTTATTCCACAATAAAACGAATATAGCTATTAATGCAGCGATTACACCAATAACTATTGTTATTGGACCACCTAAAATACCAAACGCAGTTACTAGTCCTGTGATAGCATTTCTAATTAATCCAATCTTACCGAATAACAATTGGAATATAGCTGTAACTAATTTTATTGGACCTTTTAATGATGTCATTGCCTTACTTAATACTAAAGTTCCTGTTTTAGCCCAACCAAACTTAGTTACTAATGCAACTAATCTTGCTGCTAATGGTCCTAAAAAGTCCATTACCGCTAATATTGGAGCAATTAAAAATCTAAATGCACCAACTAAAGTTATAATGACACCAACTAATTGTGCTGTAGCTGGATGCGCCTCAAACAAGTTAGCTATCCAACCAGTTATTGCTACTGCAACGCGTAATACTGCACTAGCTATAGGAGCCATCGCTGTTGCGAATGCAACTAATCCTCTTGCAATGTTCCCAATTAATTGCATTATTAGTGGTCCATTTGTTTGTATATAACTGACAAAGTCTTTAAAACCTTGAGATTGACCGACTTGTTCAGACCATTCTCTAAACTTAGCCGTCATTTGTTCAAGAGATTGGAATATGCCAGTTGATGATCCACTGAATGCATTCATCAAATTGTTAATTCCAACGAAAACATTTTTAAAAATATTACCAATGATAGGTAAGTTTGTTTTTGTGTATTCAATAAAACGAGTTATCGAATTTTCTCCAGCTGCACTATTAGCCCAGTTAGAGAAAGATTGACCTAATCTATCCAACCAATCAGCCGACCATTGAAACAGTGGTGCTAATTGTGTGAATACATTGACTAATCCATCACCGAAACCGCCTGCAGCACTTAATAGCTTGTTAAATACCGAAACACCAGTTGTATTCATCATGTTGAAGAACCTTGATGCTACACTGCTATTTTCAGCCCATTTAAGCACGCTTTGAGACGCTTCTTCCATTCCTCTTGAAATACCACTAAAAAATGGTTGTAAGCTCTGCATTGCAGTTTTAACAGTATTTAAACCATTTGCAAGAGTTGTGAAGATAGCGGATTGATTTTGCTTTATAATATCAGTCCATGCTGACTTTACGCCATCTAACGCTTTTTTGTATTCGTTTGTTGCTGAGCTAGCTTGTAAAGTGCCATCATTAAGCATCTTTATAGCGCTGATAGCCATTGCGCCAAATGCTACAAAGCCAGCGCCGGCTATTGCTACCGCACCACCTAAAGCAAGTACACCGCCAGTTAACACTTTGATAGCGTTTAATAGCGCAAATACTACAGGTACTACGCTCGCTATTACAGGTATTAAGATACTAAAAGATGAAGTTAGTAATCCACCAACCATATTAGAACCTACAGTACCGAACACACGGAACATATTAGCTAAATTCCCCATCTGTCTTTGGAAATTGTCGTTTGCTTTTATTATGTAGGCATAAGCTTTCTTTAAACCATTAGTATCGACATCTACCTTTGTTGTTTTTTTGTTTGGCAATGCGTCTAACGATTTTTTAAACGCATAAATTGTTGGTATAGAAAGCCCTGTATCTACATCAAGTCGAGATCTAGTTTTGTTCGGAATACTTTTAAGTTCTTCTTTAGTACGTTTGATTTTAGAGTTAGCAACACCATTGTCCACGTCTATAATAGCTTTGGCTTTAGACCTATTTAATGCTTCGAGACTAGCTTTAGATACTTTTAACACTCGATTGAATTTACTGTTATCTGCATTGACGTCAATATTGACACGTTTCTTTTCTAATTCTGATAATTTAGCTTCTGTTTCAGCGATATCTTTAATCAACTTTTGTTTTTGCAACTTAACTTCTGGTGTAACTTCTTTAGAGTTTAGTTTGTCTAGTTCAAAATTCGATTCTAGTACCTTTTGTTGTAAATCTTGTATACTAGCATCTAATTTAGCTTTTACATTTTTGTTACTAAAGGCATCTAAAGACTTTTTAGCAACTTTGATAGTTTTTTGTAATTTTTTATCGTTAGCGTTTAATTCAACATCTTTAGTTTGATCTGCTACTCGTTTAAATCTTTGCACAGACTTAACCGCACTATCAATTTGCCTTTTGAATTTGGCTACACTAGCTTCAATAGTCGCTTTAATTTTATATTCCGTCACATTAACACCTCTCTTTCTATTGCTTATTAAATTCTGCTATAACTTTAAAGAATTCATTATTTTGTGGTTCGTATTCATCACGTTCGCTACTAAATCTTATATCTTTACCTTCGTTAAGCCGTTGGATATTTTCTTCATAAGGCAATACGTCGTTTGCATTGTTAAAAACATATTCCTCTTTAGGTTTATTTTCTGTCCCAACATTTTTAGTAGCTGCAGCATCACGAATAGCAAACGCAAGTTTGTAACGTTCGAATTCTTGGGTTAGCATTTCATACTCTTTCGCATACATTCGATAGTTATATTCTGTTAATGTCATTTGCTCAATAACGTTCAAATCTGTAATACCAAGTGTTGACATACAAGTTATAACGATTCTGTCGTAAGTTATTAGGCTTCCGCTGGTTTTTCTTCCGTTTCCACTACTTCGACTAGGTTTCGGGTCATAGGTCGCTTTCCCAACTCCGTTAAAATATCCGAACCGAATTCTTCTAGTCCGATATTTTCTGCGATTTCATCTAATGCTTCATCAATGTTATTAATAGTAATTGCTTGTTTTTTTAAGTGAGATGTAGCTGCGATTAAAACTTCGCCAATCACAACCGGATTTCCACTTTCTAAACCTACAGGCAACATTGATACACCTTGACCGATAGAAGCTTGTTCAACTTTTAAACCTAATCGGTTATCGATTTCTCTTAAAAATTTAAAACCAAAACTTAATTCTAATGACTTTCCGTTAATTTCTACATTCATAACTTAAAATCTCCATTCATAATTAATTTAAACAAAATAAAAAGGGCTTAACGCCCTATTTTTATACCTCTCTTGGTGCAACCGGTGGTGAATCTACTTTAGGTTGTGGAATTGCTGTTAAATCTTCGCCAGTTAATGCATCTGCTTTTGTAGTGTCGTGGAATCTGTATCCAGTCGCCTTAAGTTTCTTTGTTACAGCCTCAGGTAGTGTTGCAAATCCACGTTGGAAACGACCATTCACTCCATATTCATATTCATATTCATCAATACCGTTAGCTTCTGCTTTTAATTCAAATTTATTGTGGAAACCTTGGAAATATTTCGCTTTAAATTTAGCGGAATCCCCATTTTTGCCTGGTATTCTACTTTCAACTTCCCAAGCTTCATACAATACGCGATCTACAACTGCATCTTCAATTTCATCTGCAAAATCGTCACCATAAAACATTTTAGCAGTACCAGACATTGTTGACTCAACAGAACCACCAGTGTTATAAGAACCGTCCATTGTATCCTCTGTATCTGTATCAGCTTCATGTGATAAGCCGTATTCAGTTAAAAAAAGCATTTTAGTAGCATCTACTTTTTCGCCAGCTTTTCTAAATAAAATAATACGATCATTACTATTTTTCATATTTGCCATTCAATATTCCTCCGTTTTTTAAAATGTTTTGTAAGATATCGTTACTGATGTGTGTAGCAATTCTTGATTGGTAGTATCATCAACTAACTGTGTGATATTAGTATCTTCTTCTTCAAAGTCATAATCGTTTGTTTTAACGCTAGGTGTTAAATCATCAATACATCTTTTAACAAGTCCGTCATGATGTCCTAAATCATCACTTACACTCCAAATATCAATAACTAAATTCGTGTCACCAGAATAACTATCAAACGTGTATTTACTTCTGTTTGACTCCGGCATTTTTATTACAAAAAAAGGATACGGAATCTCTTGTTGCATCTCTTTACGAGAAATAACAGGGAATCCATATCCTTGTAGCGTTTCATACGCTTTATTATAAAGTTGTAAGTTCGGTGTCATGCTTTTATCTCCTATTCAAACAACGCTTTCAATTCTTCTACAGTTGATTTTCTTATTACCTCATATACTGGCCACATAAAAGGTTCTGCCTCCATGTATCGAGTACCAAACTCTAAGAAACCACTATAAGCTGCATGCGATGTGATAGTGTATTGCAAATCGCCAGTTTTTTTATATCTGATATTGCGTGATAAATTACCAGTCCAATAACCCTTATTCATTACTTCTCTAGCTTTCAATTTAGCTCGTACTACATATTCTTTGGCTTTTTCTTGTAAAGTATCATCTACATCATCATCGATGTTGTTTTTCATATCGTGAAATTGGTTTAACAGTGCGTCTAATCCGTCTATATTCATCAATTGACCTCTTCGATATAATATGACGTTTCGTGTCTGTATGTCTTTGTATCAATTATCTTGTAGCGAATACCATTAATTAACACGTGGCTAACAGGGTAAGATATTGATTCTTTTATCCTCAGGACACTTACATCGTTTTTTACATCGCCGAATTCAAGTTGCTTTCTTGCTCTAGAAATAGGATTAATATTGCATGGTATCGCATCATAAGTGATTAGAGTGTTTTCTTTTTTGCTAGTTTTAGGATTGTAAGTTGCTGCTTGTTCTGATTGAAAGACGGCTCTATCTTCATATCTCAAAAGAACACAGCCTTTCCTTTTTTAGTTCTCGTTCTAGCATTAAAGTAATTATCAATAATAGCTTCATACTCCTTGAAATCGTTCAATTCATACGCATTGCTACGTCCGTCAACCGCTTCTGATGTCATACCTTCAGCACCAATCCTGTTGTAGCGTTTAACTGCAACTTCTTTAATCATGTAACTAAACCTTTCCGGTATTTGTTCAACTTCAATAGGTAACATTGATAACAACTGGCTTTCACAACTTTTTATGATTTCTTCTAATTGTTCATCTTGCTTTTCATCTTTAAGACCAATACGTTTTTTTACATCAGCTAGCGTAGTCATATAACCACCTACTCTAGTGACTCAAAAGCATTGATAATTTCAGCTTTTGTTTGTTTTTCATCAACTTGTAAGCCAGCAACACTTGCTATTTCAATAAGTTCCTTTTTTGTTAACTTATCATCAACAACGTAAATCATTTGCTCATTGCGTTTATTTTCAACGCTGGCTAAAGATTTTATACGTTCATCTGTAGGATCATAACCTTTGCGAGGGTAGACATGCCCTTTCATATAGACATGTCTGTTATCTTCTAAATCTGTAAAATCTACTTTAACAATTCCAATGATTTCGGGCATGTTACCACTCCTAATTATTTATTAAACTTCTCCTGGTGCTGAATCTGTTTTTTTGTCAGCAGGCACTAATTTAGCGAATGCTTTATCGTCAGCGATGTGTAACGCTACATGCATAGTTGCACGTAATGCCACCATGTCTTGTTCGAATAAGTTTACAGGTGTGCCATCTTCGTTTTTAACTGTAGATAATTGTGCAGTTTCATCGATTTTGTATTCAATTAATTGAGGGATACCGTAAATCAACTTATCAAAGTCACCAGTAATTAATTCACCGCGTTTTAAATTGCTTGATTTAAGGTTAACCACAGGTAGACCATCTAACGTATCACTGTTACGGTCATAAATACGTTCCTTAGTTTCAGGATCTACAATTTTACGTAACAAGCTTCTGTTTTGTGTTTTTGAAATAAACGCATTTGCTTCTAATTCGTCATCTTCAAGTAATGCCTCTAAATCAATAATGTTATCTTGTGTGAAGTCACCTTTAATAACCTTATTAGTTTTTTCAATTGATTGCGCAATTGATTTACCGAATGGATTGTTACCTTGATTCAAAATACCCGCTTCATCAAACTTTTTATAGAAAGCTTCAGCAATCATAGGTTTCATCTCTTCAAAGAATTGTGAATAAGTGTAATTCAAGAATTCTTTTGTTACAGGTAAGATAACCCCTAATTTAAACGCTCTCATTGTAGCATTAACCCAAGTAGCCTTAGACGTTTCAATTTTTTGACCTTCACCTACCCAGTAAGCACCTGGTTTATCAGCCCAAAAAGTAAACTTCTTCTCAGTACCTTCCATTGGTTCGTACTTACCTAATTGCATAATTTTAGAGTTTTCCATAACCTCTTGTAAGATGGGCGTTGTGAATTCATTCATCAACGTGCCATCTTTCTTTTCGTGCATCATTACATTATCAGGGTTAAATACTTGCGGTTTAACATTGTTACTCGCAAAATGTTGCAAATTTAATTTTAATTTTTGTGTTTGTTCCATTTAAATGCCTCCGTTAATTTTTAATAATTCTTTTTTGTCTAGCTATTTCAGCTAAGTTTTGTTGTTTGTTTTTAGATGAGTGATTAAATGAATCTCCACCAGTTAATGGCGATTGTCTAGCGTTAACCTTAACCGCTTCATTAACCGCTTTTTTTACTGCATTAGAAAAAGCTTCAACATTCAATTTAGTTTGTTCAGCAGTATCTGTTACAACTAAATTAACAACCTCGTCTGATGAATCAACTTCTGCTTCGCTTAACATTTTCCTTGCTTCTGAACGCATTTCATTTAATTGTTTTTCTGAGCGTAATTGCTCCAGCTCTTTTTCCAATTGTTTGCGTTCATATTCATCTTTTTGATCCTTGTTCATTTTCGCTAATTTAGCAGCTTCTTTAGCGGCTTCTTCTGCTTTTTCTTTTGCATACTCATCAGCTTTTTTCTTTTCGTGGGCTACACGACGTTCAAGTATTTCATCAACTTTCTTTTGTTGCTCTGGCGTGAAAGTTATTTCAGTACCTTCGTCATATTCTTTCTTATCAGGATTTCCTTTTTTACCATCTCCGCCTGGTTCGTCCGGATCATCTGATTGGTCTGCAAAAAATTGCAAATTAAACTTAAGTTTATTTTCTTCCATGAGATATACCTCCATTTATAGTCTGTCGACTGTTTTTCCATGCGTGCTTTTTATGTCATCAGCACGTTTTGGACATAAAAAATAGCCAACACAATTAAGTGCTAGCTATTAAAAGAGTGGTTCGTTATATTTCGGTTTTTCTTTATTGGCTAATACTGCCGACCTTACGCTGTCTAAGTTTGCATCAATAATAACTGTTTCGTTTCGCTTTTGTAACTCTTTACGTATACCTTTTAACTCTCTTGCTATGTCTCTAAGGTATTTGTCAGTATTGCTCATACCAATATCCTCCAAACACTTAATTTACTATCATACAATGCTAACTTGCCTTTAAAAACTTTTACTTTTAAATCAATCATCGCTTTTCACTTTTCCTCCAAAGTATTTTGTTTGTCGTTTTTTGTTTGGTTTTTTCGGCCACATAGATTTAGGTAGTAATGCACAATCTGAACGACAATTGATATGCATAGGGTAGAAATTAACACCAATTTTAGCGTCTTTAACTTTGAATATTTCTCCATTAAGCCCCTTGCATACTTTAGTTGTTCTACTATCAATTTTTGCAATATACATATAATATCCTTCCGGTGAAATTTCTTTCATGCTGTCAATACTTGATTGTGCGTGAACACGTGCCGATTCCGTATAAAGCAATGATTTAATTGCTGCAGTCTTTTGTCTTGCTGTGCCTTCGAATTTGTTTAGGTGCTTGCGCATATCTTTAACATATTCATTTGGATGTCGACCTCTAATAACCACATTAGCAATTATTTCTTCTACTTCTTGTTTCATCGCTTCAGTATTAGTCCATAATCGCTCTGACCAAACGACACCATGAAATTGTGTATCAACGATTGTATCTATAACTTCTTTAGCTACTTGTACACCTTCACCTAAAATACCCGCTTGATCACTGAACACACGATAAGCTGTTGATTCGAAATATTCCCTCATCGATAATTCTGTTTGAGCTGTTGCATAAGCAATTAAGAATTCTATTTGAATCTTTAACATCTGTTCTCTAGATACATACATCTTAGTGTTATACTTCTTTAATTCTTCATTTGCTCTATCGCTAAAGTCCTTGTTTTCGACCAATCTTTTTGCTTCTTCTTGAAACGCTTTTACATCGAACTCATCAATAATCTTTTGTGCTTCTTGTAATGTAACGCCTGCAAAATCTCCGTACTTAACAATAAACGCATTGATCTCTTTTTCAATGCGCTTAATCATCATATTCAATATACGTTCTATTTCTTCAGCTTTAGTTTTATCACGCTTCAACTCATTCTCGATTGCTTTGCGTCCGCGTTCTTCCCAATATTCTTGAGTGTTTTTGTTAGGCAATTACAATCATTCCTTTTTATCAACAGTATCTTTTGTATCATCATCTTGTTCGTCATCATTGATGTCTCTAGGGTCTTTATAAATGCCTTTTTGAGCTTTTTTAATAGATTCTTTCTCATCTTCTTCTATTTTCTTGACTTCTAATTCAGGGTCTTGGAAGAACGAGAATAGAGACATTAAAGTTGTTTGGCTAATCTTCCCGCCAGAATCAATATAAGCTTTTAATTCTTCAATCAATGATTTAGGTAAGTTTCTGTTGTATACGTATCTAACAGTATTGAAATCTTTGTTAGCGTCAATCGACCGTGTATTTTTAAGTATTGTCTCTAACAACTTAGCACGACGTCTTAACCCTTTAGTAAACAATCCTTCTTTAGTTTTAGTACGTTGTTCTAATCCGAACAATTTATATTTCATTGCCTCGCCCGATTGAGTGCCACTAAAGTTATCATCTTTCATGTTAGGCGTGTTGGTAAACATGTGTATATCACTGTTCAAACGGTCTTTATAAGCTTCGGTACCTTGTACATCGTATTGCTTATAAATATAACCACCGTCAACTGAACCTTCTGTTTCTCTACCTTCGCTATCAGCATAAACAGTCGGTTCTAAAAACAACACGTTAGCTTCCTTTTGTTTTCTAACTTCTACGGGATCTAAATTTAAATTACCTTTAATAAGTAACATAGCGTCATTTAAATCACTCATATAGTTAGCAGTATCTGATTCAGCATTATCATACAAATCAATTAAAGCGATTACTTTCTCATAATCCCCTTTTCTTCTTTCGTTGTTGCTAAATTCTGTAATAGGCATACGTTCGAAAGAGTGTGATTCAAAACCGTTTTCACGTGGTGTGAGCTTCAATCCATTTGTTCTACTGGTAAGATATCTATAAACACCGTTAGAAGTAAATAAATCAACTGTAAACACTTCATCTTCGTCAGTCTTGTCTATTGGTTTAGTTCTTAAATATCTAACGCCTGCGATACTATTACGTTCAATTGTATTGTCGTATATGACAAAAGTGCTCATCGCATCACTCTTGTATAAACGAGTTTCATCATCTTGATTTCTAATCATCAACTCATAAGCTTTGCCATAAATTGACAAATCTAATCCTAAAGATCTATTGTGTGACTCAACATCATTTAAATCATTGAACGCCTCAATAGCTTCTAATACATCTTTGTCATCATCTTGATATTGAATTGGATTACCCAAGAAATAGCCGTTGATAAAATCGCTAATATAAGATGCGTAATCATGCGCTACACGGTTATCTGCCATGTACTCTTCTTTGCGTCGTGTTAACTCAACTAAGTTCTTAGTTTTACCTTCGTAATAATCACTTAACACTTTCAATCTAGGTCGTTGGTAATCCATGTGATGTTCAATGTATTTACTTACTTCATTAACGTTTTGTAATAAATCGGATTCCGTCCCGTCATATGTGTAAACAACATTGGCTTCATCATTAAATAAGTAATTTATGTTTCCCTGTAGATCTGTATCTGTTTCAAATTCGTTTACTTTTAACATTTGTTCCCTCCTATAATCCTAGAGATTTTATTGTGTCAACTTTCGAACCGACATTTGTGCGTTTTCTAACCGGTCTGTAGAATCGTTCCACTGAATAACGCAACGAATCGATACAATGATTGTATGTATCTACTGGTTCATTAGTATATTCACCTGTATCTTTGTCCTTTTGCCATGTGTAGTTGTCAAACTCTTCAATAGTCTTGAAACAACGTTCATCAACAATGATTTCAAATTGCATTAAGAATTGTAACCCTTGTACAACCGAACCCTTCCCTTTTTTGGTTGGTAAAATCCTTTTAAGCCCTAGATTCCTTAATTCAGCTATACTTTTTTGTTCTGCACTATCTGCTGTAATTTCTTCTTTGGCATAACCAAGTTGCTTTATGACATTAGCTATTTCATCATTCAGCATACCTTGTTTAACATACTCTTCAATGATGTATAACTTCTTTTTCTTTACATCTATTTTAGAATGTATAAAAGCACTAGGATCATTAACGTAGCCAAAGTCCAATCCAAAATAAGAAGGTAAATGTCTTAACTCATCTTTATTTATTAAACGTTTTTCATACTTAGGGAAAACCAATTTGTCTAGTGTAGCAAATTCACCTAACGCATAAATTTTGTAATATGCTGGATTACGATTTGCTAACAACTCTAAGTTTTGTCGTGTCATTTCATCAAGAAACTTATTATCTCGATAACTAGATTGTCTAATCATGACATTTTCCATTGGTTCACCATGTTCAAAGAAATACTTATAAACCCAATTCAGTTTAGATACTGGGTTAAACATCAAAAATATTTGCTTATTCACGTGTTTACGCTCCCTCAAACGCAACGTTAATTGCGTGTAATCATTTAGTGTGAATTCAGACGCTTCTTCCATGACTATGTCTGATATGCCTTTTATCGACTTTATTTTCTCTGGGTTATCTAATCCTTTAAACAAAAAAACTGCGCCGTTTGGCAATTCAACTTTGTTATCAGTCTTATTCCAAAGGCACATGTCCCAAATACCGAAGTTTATCAAACAATCTTTGACATCTTCGAATAAACTATCTTTAATTGTTGATTGGACTTTTCTAAGCCATAGTATACGCCTAGGATATTTCCAGTCTTGCAATGCTTTAAGTACAACTTTTTGTATAACGCCGTGAGACTTACCGCTCGAACCTCCACCGTAATGTACTTCAGTGAAGTTATCGTAATTGGTTAGTATTTCGAATATGTTTCTATTGAAAACATTAGATGGTTTGTTAAAGTTTAATTTAACTTTCGTCATCGTACTCACCAATATTAATCTCAATATTCTTCTGAGTAATTTCTTTTTTATCGATATACGCACCATGTACTTTTAGTATGTGGTCAATAGATCTCTGACGCTCTTCAAAAGTTGGTGTGATTGTGTAAGTAACCTCTTTTTCCACTTCATCGTTTAAATGGTCATATTTCTTACTGTAAGCCTCTTGAGGTTCTCCTCTAGCAATAGAAGCAGATAACGCTAAAGCTTCTGTAATACTCATTAAACGCTCTTCTTGTATCTGTTCTAATCGTTCTTTAATATATTCCGAAACATTAACATTTCTTAACAATCGACTTGCTAAAGACTCTGCTGTTTTCTTACTATAACCTGCTGTAATTGCTGCTTTTTTACCATTACATCCATTCATTATATATTCATCTGCGAATCTCTTTTGTTTTTCGTTCATTTCATTTACCACCAACTCTCGCGCTATACGCTTTTTAAAATTAAAAAAGGATTGGCTATAATCAGCCAACCCACATAGATCCTTTATTCCTAATTGCGATAAGGGAAACGCAGTAAGATAGTCAATATCCTACACTATCATAATATCTCATTTTAGGTATCAAAAACTGCCACTTTACTGCCAATTTCACTCTTCCCCTAACTCTTCCGCCAATCTAGATATGATTTTCCTTTTGATTCTATGAGCAGTTCTATCAGAAATGTGTATGTCATCACAAACTTTCACTAATTCCTTTTTATTAAAATAATACTCTTGAATGAATTCGCGTTCTTTCCTACTTGATGTGTTGATTATACGTTCAATAGCGCTCTTAAACTCAAGGATTTTACCTCTTCGTATACTACAAAGATAATTAGTTACTGCCATTTCTGTTTTCGATGTATTAGACGGTACAAACTCCCCGCCTATATTTGTATCTGTTGGAATCCATGGTGTCATTATTTCACTTCTTAAATCTTCGAGTTGCTTATGATAATTAGGATAATCACACAACTCATCTTCTAACTTTCGAACTGTTGATAATTTTAATCCATATTTCTTTTTAGTCATGAATACCCTCCATACAAATATTTTTAATCTTCAAAATGTCTCAATCTACTTCTTAATATCTCTATCTCCCGCTCTTTAACTTTCACATCGCCTTTTAACTGTTCAGCTTGCAACATCATACCAAACAATAAGATGACTAGTAATATAATTGCTATGACTAACCACATCATCTACTCTGACACCTCCGCCCTCATCAAATCAGACTGATCGCTCAACTTTGCGAAGTCACTCGGCGCCTCTACATCATCATTAGCCGTCGTCATAATATATACTTTCTCAGTTACATACTTACCTAGCTCATACATCGCTAGTAAGAATAATAGTCTTAATATTTGTTTAATCATTATTTATCTACCTTCTTTACTTCGTATAAGACCGGATATAAATTTAAAAAGTGTATTCTATAACCAATCGTTTTAACTTCTACTTTGTCGCCTACTTTTAACCTAGCTTGTATGTCTGCGCTATCAAATTTCTTTTTGAATAGTAAGTCAGAGTTTTCGATGACTTGCTTGTTGTCTAACACAATATAGAACTTGTCTTCTTTATCTTGTCTCTTGTTATATTTATCTGTAATTGTCCCTTGATGTACTTCTTTGTTTTGGTAACTAGCCACTGTATAGATAGGCGATATGACAACAAGCATCAGTGCGATTACGCCGAATAATCGCAGTATTCCAACAATAAAGATATCGAACCAATCCATATTTTTAAGTTTTTTAATCATCATTGTCATCTCCAGTATCAATTAAACTAGGCATCATTCTTAACATAGCCCTTAATTCATGTTCATTCATATTAGCCATCATAGGACTGTAAAATTCACTGTCTTTATCATTAATTTCTTTAATGAAATCATCTTCAATCTTAGCTTTTTCTTCAGGTGTTTTATTTTTATATTTTTTGATTATTTCAGTGTACTTTTCCGGGAATTTCATTTTAGGAATATTAATCATCGTCTGCCTCCTCAACATTGATCCCAACTATATAACCTTTGTTCAATACAAGTTCTCTGCCATAATCTTTTTCTATCGTTAAATAGTCATCATCATTTCTAAAATTGTCCAAAACAAATACTATTTCGTTAAATAATTCATCTTCATGTAATATCAAACTACTACCGTCATGTAATAAAATTCTCAGCTGATTCATTTCCCACGCTCCTCAATAAGTGTGATTGATTCAATCGTATCTGTTTTAATATACGTTGGTTGCTTGATTATAGTACTTGCGTAAATATAACCATTAAAACTCGTCATTCTTTCAACATATTTTTCAAAAGGTTCAGCTGTTTTTACAAAATAAACTCCACCTGAAATAGTTTTAATTTTAACATCCGTCATTTCCCACACTCCCTTATATTTTCAAACAACTGACCTAATTTAATAATTGCATCCCTTTTAACTTGTGCCTCGTACTTCTCTTTCGCTTCTTCTTTACTCTCCGCCTCAACAACTGTAAACGTCTGATTATCTCTAACAGCAGTAAAATGTTCATGTGGTTGTCCTGTTGAATCTTTGAATGTTGTGACTAAGTATTGTGTCACTTCTCATCACTCCTATTTATTTGATTTCAAAATCAACTTCTATTGGAATAACAACGATTTTATAACCTTCATACGATCTTTTGAGTTCATCAAATATTTGGCGCAAACCAATAACATTCATATTTTTACCCTGTAAAATAAATATCTCCTTATTCCAACCACGATATATAACTTTAGTGCGTTCTCTCACTTCCCCAAAACCTCCTTGACTCGATCTAAGATGTCTTTACACGTATCCTTTCCCTGCGTCTGCTGTTCCATCTTGTCTTTTGTGGTTCCTTTTCATTTTCTTTTTGTATGCGTCAATGAGTTGGTCGAT